GTCGAGATGTCGAAACCTAGCGGTGGGAGTAATGACCCCACGTTTCACTATGAATATTTTGAGACAGCCGTTGGGCAGAAGCATTTCTAAACTGTGTATGGACCGGGGCGCGAAGCCTAAGCGAATAACCCGGGATGAAGTACGTGAGTAATCTTGTGTTCTAGAACACTCTTGCTGTTCGAAAGCACTTGACAAAGCTGCAGTGTCGAAGCATAAATGGATTTCGATTCATGGGCATTCCCGTGGTCGATTCCTTTGTGCTTGTCGATTTTCTTCAATGATTACGATGAGCCAAGGAATTTGTACCGCCGCAAACAAAATTGACGTTGTTTCTAAAGAGGGCACGTCAGGCTCTACGGGGCTAAACTACTCTACATGTGTGTGTGAAATGTGTGTTAGAGAGCCACAAGATGGACAGGACCAACAAGTTAGGTCTGTCGTGTCGGCTATACGCGACAAGTTATTTATGCGTGGAGGTTTAGATTTAGAACCTATACAGGAGGAAGATGAACCCTCCGAGAGTGTGTGTGTGCGTGAGGAAAATGAATCGGGAGACGAAACTGATTCCAAAGAGAAGTCTAACAGAGTTACTTCTCAAATCAAAAGAATCAATGACAAGCTCACAGCTGCGCGAGTAGATGTGAAGAAAGCTTGTGGATTCGATATAACTGATGACATGATACGCAAGTTAGAAGGCGCGTCAGCATATGTCATCGCTTTGTGTGAAACACGTAGCCTCATAGGTGCAATTTCCGTGACGCTACTGTATATTCAAACACACACGAGCAAATCCATAACTAGCTCAGTTTGTGATCTAATGGACCAAGTGTTCAATAGAAGTTCAGCTGAACAACAAGCGGATGATGACCCGGAATGGTTGGTCATGATGCGCAATTTAAAAGATAACTGGAGAGATGTTCGTAAATGTTCTATGTTTACTGAATTATCCAACCTCCTTGGTCTTTTTGTTGTTGCTGGTATGTGTGAAGCGTCCACTGTGACATTCCACATTAAAGGATTTAAGGTGTTTGCTCCGAAGATTATGGATAAACACGCAACCGCATTTGATGTTATCGATGCAATTTGCGAGACAACCACTTTCTTTGTTGAGAAAATGTATGTTTGCTATAAGACAAGATCCTTCCTCTCTATTTTTATAGATGATGATGAAGGTATAAAGCTTGATGAGCAATATGCATCACTTGAACGCCAATGGAAACTCGTGCAGTGTGGAAACCTTGAATCGATCGAAGGTGTATCGGTTCAACAATTTTCTGGTAATATGGAAGATTATTGTAACAAGGTTAAGATTATGCTTAAAACAATGCAAGGTATGGAAAAACGAATCCTTCAGGGAAAATATTCCAAAATTCTGCAAATGGTGAACGATTATGTCGTCTTACAGCAGAGCGCTGGAGTTAGAGAAGCTCCCTTCGCTATTGAACTCTTCGGAGAAAGTAGCCAAGGTAAAACAACTTTTGGTGATCAATTAACTGATGCTTTATTAGCAGCCGGTGGATATGATTACGCGGACAAAACGTTGAGAGCACCATATAACCCTGAGGAAGAATTCATGTCAACTTGGTCTTCGAATAAGTTGGTCATGCAATTAGATGATTTGTGTAATACGAAAAGCAATTTCGTATCACGACCACCCACTCAAGCGATTATTGATGTGTGTAACAACCAACCCTTTGTTGCCAATATGGGTGACTTAGACAAGAAAGGCAAAGTACTTGTACAGCCAAAGGTTGTTGTCGTAAGCACGAACAAAAAGGACTTAGATGCAGCACTGTATTCTAATTGTCCTTATTCCATACAACGCCGCATGCACGTAGTAGTTACTGTGCAAGCTAAACCGGAATTTCAGTACCAAGTAGATGGTGAGACACAAGGATTGGACTCATCTAAAGTTTTTGAACACAATGAACGTTTGAAGGCCCAAGGTCGCGAACCACAATTCGACGATATTTGGTCTTTAACTGCGGAAGTTGCAGTCAAACCGACCCGTTCGAATGAAACTACTAGTGCTACATGCAACCCTCAAAAACGAAGAGGGAATGATGATGGATTACCGAGTCAAGCATACAAAAATGTCGATCCTATGACGACAGTGGCGAAATATAGACCACTCTTTTACACTAATTCTTATGGTGTGACAGTTCCAATGGTTGGGGTGAGTATCAAAACTATGATACCTTTCCTCACGGAACTATTTTTAAAACATGAGCGCAATCAGCTCGCTATTGTTGAGGCAAAACGGAAACGTAGTGACTTGATTTTATGCGGAGTTGATGGCTGCACATGCGTGAGAGGATATTGTCACAAACATCCAGAGGAAGAGGAAGACAGCGATGATCTAATCTTGCATGAGCAAGACGGTTATGAATTTGGAAACATTTTATATGCTGGTATGGACAAGTTGTGGGCAGTTACAGGTGTTAAAGCGAAGTTACAAATGCAAGTTTTTGGAACCAAGGCGGAGACATCGGTGACTAATTGTTTGGTGAAGAACGCCAACAATTTCTACAAACGTTGGGATTGGTTGACAATTTTTCCAGAATGGATGGTGATGGATGCTAGAGCACAGCAGTGCTTAATGCTATTACACGAGCAAGAATTAGAGAGGCAATACTATGTACGTACTATAATACATGCATTAGCCCCTGTTCTTGTGAAGCTCGTGTTTGCAATTACATTTAAAGCACCAACAGTATTATCAAACTTCGCAATGATGTTTGTTATGTATCAATGTTTAGTCGAACAATGGAATTTAGTTGAGACTATCAAATACAGGTTTTGCAAGCAATTGGTAAAACGCAATTCTGTATCACCCATGATTAAAGGGTGGCGTGACAAATATGCTGGAAAGATAATAGGAGCAGTTACTATAATTGCAGGCTTATATTTATTGGCAAAGTTTTACAAACGTTGGATGCAACCTACTGAGGATCAGGGTTCATTAGAACCCAAAACCAAGGAAGAGGTTGAACAACGTGATGCCGAGAAAAATGTTTGGACTCAGGTCACACCAAGACCTTTACCCATGTCTGAAACATCCAAGACTGCAACGAGTGATCAATTGAAAAATCGCGTTGAAAAGAACTTAGTATACGGATCAATACATGATGAGAATGGCAAAACACGCATGGTTAATGCGTTATTTGTTAGGTCCAATGTATTATTATTACCGTTCCACTATTTCAAGGAAACAGAGAAGTTGAATGTCACTTTTAGGAAAGCTAATCCTGAACATTCTGGGGGGAAATTTGTAGCAAAATTGACAAAAAGCAAATCGTATCACATACCTGATACTGATTTATGCTTATGCTACACTCCAACAGGAGGATCGTGGAAAGACATCACCGAATGGTTTCCACAAGGGTGCGTCGCTAATCATGAATTTAGCCTAGTTCGTAGGAATAAGGAAGGAGTAATTGAGGAGGCGCGAGGACTTGGTAGAGCAGAGATGACTGGATACAAGAATTGCCTTTTCTTTGGCATCAAATATGAAACACTAACCATCAATACTTACAAAGGATTGTGTGGAGCAGTGATTATCAGTCGAGGCTCTGGATCGTGCATAACAGGTATGCACGTAGCCGGGAAGGAAAATACTCCCGAAGGTATAGCATGTTCATTAACTCAAGATCAGTTGAGGAAAGGATATGAAGCTATACGGTCGATGCCTGCAACGATTTTAACTGGAGATGCAGTTAATTTTGAAACAAAAGTGCTCGATACAAATATGATGGAACAAGGAGGTTTACATGCAAAAAGTCCATTAAACTTTATGCCCGAAAACTCTCAAGTCAATTATCATGGTAACTGTATTGGATCAGTGTCACCAAGTACGGATGTGAAAAACACTCCGATAAGTGATATTGTTGCTGAAGAAACAGGTGTCATGAATATCTATGGTCCTCCAGTAATGTGGCCTGCATGGTTCGGATGGCAGAAATGCCTCGAACAAATGTCCACGCCTGGGATTCCTTTTGATCCAGATCTCGTTGACGTATGTGTGGAAGACTATTTGTCTGACCTACTCGTTATCGCCGAGAGTGAATTGTGGAAGGATGCAAAACCATTAGAATATGATGAGAATATGATGGGTATGAAAGGTTTGAAATTTATGGATGCAATCAAAATGTCTACAAGCATTGGATTCCCATTAACCGGCCCCAAACGTGATTATATTACTGAATGGGTTGATGAAAATGGAGATCTGAAGCGTGAATTTTTAGACGTGATTAATGCAGAAATCGATAGGTGCGAAAATTGCTACAAACGTGGCGAACGCGCATTTCCGATAGCAAAAGCATGTAAAAAAGATGAAATTTTGGCAAAACCTAAATGTCGTATCTTTTATAGTAATCCTATTTCCATGACGTTTTTAGTACGCAAATACTACTTACCAATTCTGCGGATAGTGCAGATGAATCCATTAGTGTCCGAATGTTCCGTTGGCATCAATTGCCACGGTCCAGAATGGCAGCAATTCCATGACCATGTCATGAAATTTGGAGATGGTAGTATTATAGGTGGTGATTATGGTAACTACGATCAGAAAGTGCCGTCTCAGTTACTTTTAGCTGCATTGCGGATCATGATTGATCTTGCAAAGAAATGCAACTACACTGATGATGATATCAAGATTATGGAAACCATGGCCGGTGATTTGGCCTTCCCACTTATTGCGTTTAATGGAGATTTGATTGGTCTCATGGAGGGATCCCACATCAGTGGAAATTCTCTCACTTCTGTCCTTAATGGGATTGTAGGTTCATTGAACTTGCGATGCGTGTTCTTTACGCAATACCCACCAGATAAAAATGGAAAGAGGTTAAAATTTCGAGACCATGTCAAGATTATGACATATGGCGATGATAATATCGGCACTGCTGACAGTAAAGTAGTGCCAAAATTTACGATTAAGAATATTTCGAAAATGCTCGAAGAACATGGTCAAACTTATACCATGCCGGACAAAACATCTGAACTAACTGATTACTTAGATCCGGAAGAATTCGAATTTCTTAAAAGAAAAACTGTATTTTGCCCTAAACGCGGTGTGCATGTTGGAGCTTTGGTAGATAAATCCATTTTCAAAACTTTGCACTGTTTTATGCGTGGCAAATCGTGCCCCCATACGGAAGAGATGGCGTGCGCTATGAATATTGATACTGCTCTGGGTGAGTGGTTCAATCATGGCGAGGAAACATTTAACTTACGTGTGGCTCAAATGAAGAGAATCGCAGAAAAAGCGGAGATAACTCATTTGTGCACGACGCTCAACAAAACATATGATGAACGTGTTGCAGAATGGAAGGAAAAGTACTTAGGTGAGTACAATCCATTTAGCATTATCATCGATTATGATGAGCAATAAATTGGGCCCCTGGCAACCCATAAAATGTCAGCTCCAGTTTCAAATCTGGAGGAGGTTCGAAGCAAAATTGCGTTGAGTCCTGGTTACCATAGGATGAGTGAGTGTAAAGGTAAATGCGCTCCATCTGAAAGGCTTTTCTCAACGTAGACCAAGCACTATTAAGTGAGGTTTTGTCGGCCAACAAAATTTCCCACTTCTGAGGATTGAGTGTTCCTCAGAATTTGTGTATATATACTCGGTAACTCTATGAAAACTAAATTTATGAATAAATATAATAAGAATAAGAAAACTGATAAAAACAAAAATACAAAAAGAAGTGAAAAGGCGAAAGTTCTTGACCAAGTTCGACATAAACGACAATATGAGAAAACTCAAGAGATGTACCCTATGCGTGACGATTATATGTTTGAAGCACAGTCTGGTATGGAAATTGTTCCATTAGACTTTTGTGCTGAATGTGGATTACATGAAAAGCATTGCACATGTTGTTATGACTTTGAGCCGCAGTCTGGAATGGAAATTCGGACTGAAGGCGACACTCGAACGGAAGAAAATATTGTTTTCCATGATGCAGGTACATCCTACATTACGGATGTTGAAACATATTCAGATTCCACTAGGATTGCTGGCGAGCCAGAGGATTTAGCATTAGACAAATTCTTATCTCGCCCCATAAAGATTTTTAGTACCGATTGGGCTATCAGCACGAACACTACTGCTGATTTTGATCCATGGGATTTATTTCTATCAAATGTACGCGTGAGCAACAGAATATGTAACTATCATTTATTGAGAGGTACTCTACATCTGAAGTTTACTGTGAATGGTAATAGTTTCTACTACGGTAGGATGTTAGCTATGTACCACCCACTGGCGGCGTTTGATGAAGCGACATTGATGATTACTGCACAAGATTTAGTGCAAGGATCACAAATGCCGAAGGTCTTTATAAATCCAACTACTTCAACCGGAGGTGAAATTGTGTGCCCATTCTTTTGGTACCGTAACTCCCTTGCGCTCGATAATGATGATGCGAGCACTATGGGAACTGTTTATCTTCGAACTCTAACTGAGCTCAAACATGCAAACGATGGTGGTGATCCAATCACCGTGAATTGTTTTGCATGGATGACAGATGTGAGGTTAGATGTGCTAACATCTGTAGATCATTACGATCTACAGCCCCAAGATGGTGATGAAACCGATGAGGCAAATGCAACTGGCAAGATATCCGGTCCAGCAACAGCTGTGGCAAGATATGCTAAATATTTTACGCAAATACCTTATATTGGTCCTTTCGCCATGGCCACACATCAGGCTGCAACTTCTACTGCTGCAATAGCAAAGTTGTTTGGTTATTCACGACCAGCAGAAACAAAGAATTGCACGCCTATGAGGCCCACAAATCATAGTTCCTTAGCAACCACTACCACACCAGATGGGTGTGCAAAATTAACAGTGGATGACAAACAAGAATTGAGCATTGATCCGCGCATAGCTGGATTAGGTGGTGAAGATTTACTCACCATAAAATCTATTGCGCAACGCGAGTCATACTTAACCACGTTTGTCTGGCAAACAGGACAAAATCCCGAAACCCATTTATGGAATTGTCGCGTGTTACCCTCATTATGGGCGACATCAGGCACTCCTGAGCGAGTGCACCTGACAGCTTTAGCAGCTGCTAGTGCACCTTTCGAGTATTGGACTGGTTCTATTAAGTTCCGGTTTCAAGTCGTATGCTCTGGGTTTCACAAAGGTCGTTTGCGTATTGCATACGACCCTCTCTTTTTCCAGCACTCTGAATATAATATAAACAGCATGCGTGTCATAGACATCAGTGAAGAAAGCGATTTCACTGTGGAAATAGGTGTAGGACAAGATACTACATGGATGCAGATGTTCGACATTGGTCTGAACTCCACAACAGAAATGTATAGCACTACACCGTACGCAACGGACGTCATAGGAAATGGTGTCATCGCTGTGTACGTAGTGAATGAGCTAACTGTCCCAAACACCGCAATTGCGAATGATGTTCGAGTCAACGTCTTCGTCTCCGCTGGAGATGATTTCGAAGTGGCCCGTCCAGCAATGCAGTTCCAAAATATTGCGTTCAAAGCACAAGACGGCTTCGAACCGCAATCTGGCGAAGAAGATATGCCAGAACAAACTAAATGTTACCAATTAGGTCCAGGAAAAACGGATCTAAGAGATGCCCCTAAAGTATTTATGGGTGAGTCGATAGTAAGTTTTCGACCACTCTTGAAAAGATACGCACTCCACTCGACCATTGGTGGAGCGGGATCGCCTGGTAATTACGTCTACTTTGGTAGGAGATCAGCTTATCCATATCTCCGAGGTAATGTAGGTAGTGAAGTAAACACCACCGGTTTAGGTGCTGGGTACAACTACTGCAATACTTTATTGGTACACTTTATAACCATGGGATTCTCCGGATGGAGAGGGTCTCAACGGTGGAAAGTGATTCCGCGAGGAAAATCATCCGCGGACGCCACACTATCGGTACAACTAGCAGATACCACGAGTTCTGTCAGCTTTTACGACGCAAATGCGCTTGCACTACCAGCGTATACTGACGTCGACAGAGCAGCAGCTTCGTGTGTGACTATATCTGGTCAGTACCCTTTCAGTGATGGTATTCCAAGACCCCTTTCAGGTACAAAAGGGTGTCTCGTCCAACAGACACGGTTGAA